AGACAGCTGTATGCTCCTAGTGTTCTAGCAGGAGGAAGGATGCCTAGGGGCCTTCGGGATAAGATTGCAGAATCGGTAAATATCAGTGATAAGACATTTATTTCCCACAATATTGAAACTGTGGTCGTTCTCTACAATAATTATAAAGGGTTTCGGAAGGATATAGAGTATATTTACAGTGAAATTGTATCTCATCTAAGAGATGAGGGTTTAATTTTTAATAAATAGAGATGGCAGCACCAAAAGGAAATCAATTTTGGAAGTTAAGAAGCAAGCATGGGCGTGACATGTTATTTGCCACCCCTGATTTGTTATGGGAGGCTGCTTGTGAATATTTTGAGTGGTGCGATAAGAATCCTTGGAGAGTTGTTAAGAATAAGACAAAAGGAAAAACAAAGGAAAAGGAGGAATCGCCTACACAGCGGCCATATACACTTAGTGGTCTAATGTTATATTGTGATGCTAGTGAAACTTTTTGGAGGGAATTTAAGAAAGCTAATCATGAAGATTTTTTGTCGGTCATTGCACGTATAGAATCTGTAATAGAAACTCAGCAGCTGGAAGGAGCTACTGTAGGAGCCTTTAATGCTAATATAATAGCTCGCAAATTAGGTCTTGCTGAAAAACAAGAAAGTACATTGAATGTAAAAGGGAGTATCCCTGTTCAAGAGTGGATAAAAGCTAGATCAAAAAAGAAATGATAGTGTTTAACATTAAAACTCAAGAAGTCTATAATCCGTTGTATAATAACACGGATAAATTAATAACTCTCATAACTGGTGGTCGTGGAAGTGCTAAAAGTTTTAATGTTGGTACGTTTATAGAAAGGCTTTCATTCGAATCTGGACATAAGATGCTGTACAGCCGATACACAATGACTTCAGCAGATATATCGGTCATTCCTGAATTTCAAGAAAAGATAGATTTAGAGGGAACTAATGATTTCTTTGATATAACTAAAAAAGATATTATCAATACCTTTTCAGATAGTGTAATTATGTTTAGGGGGATCAGAACATCTTCAGGGAATCAAACGGCAAAGTTAAAATCCATACAGGGGCTTACTACTTTTGTGTGTGACGAAGCAGAGGAATGGAATTCAGAAGAGGACTTTGATAAATTAGTTCTCTCAATAAGGCAAAAAGGAATTCAAAATAGAGTAATTATTATTATGAATCCGACCGATTCAAATCACTTTATTTATAAGAAGTACATTGAAAAGACGCACCGATTGGTAGAAATAGACGGTGTACAAGTTCAGATTTCTACTCATCCTAATGTTCTTCATATTCATACTACTTATTTAGATAACATAGAAAATCTTTCTCCTCAGTTTATCCAAGAGATGAAACGTATGAAAGAGGAAGAACTGGAAAAATATGCCCATGTAGCTATTGGAAGATGGTCTGATGTTGCAGAAGGTGCAATCTTTAAACGATTCGAAATTGTAGATTCTATACCCGATTATGCTAAGAAGAGAGGCATTGGATTAGATTTTGGATATTCAAATGACCCATCCGCGGCTATTGAATGTGCGCTTATTGATAATGACCTATATCTTGATGAATTGTTTTACAAGACCCGGATGCTATCTGGGGAAATTTCGGATTCTCTTAAGCCATTTAGGCTAAAAGTAATATCGGAAAGTGCAGACCCAAGATTAATACAAGAAATATCAAACTCAGGCATTCTTATTTATCCGGTAGATAAGTCAAATATAAACTCTAAAAGTTCAATTCTAGCAGGCATAGATAAAATGTTAGAATTAAACTTGAAAGTAACTAGAAGGTCATATAATCTTTTATATGAGTTAAGGAAATATACATGGGATAAGGATAAGGATGGTAATTATATAAATAAACCAATTGATAAATATAATCACGCACTTGATGCTGCAAGATATTGGGTATTGGGAGAAGTATTAGGAAGAATCTTAAAACCAAAACAATACAATAAAGACGATTTAGGACTATATTAAAATAAAAGATATGAATTACATTGAGGCTATATTCAATTTACTGCGTAACAAAACGCTTAATTCTTTAGGAGTTGAACGGGATTTAATGAGGCTTATCCAAGACAGGGATATAAGCCAGGTTATCTCGCTGCTTCAAGATAGAGATATTGATGTAAATGAGGCTATTGCCGAGTACAATCCGGAGTTTCATAAGGTCAACAGTCGCCCAGATAAGCCGCGTAAAGGCAAAGAACCTTATAGAACAGAAAAGCTACCTCGGACAAGACAAAGGTATATCAATGAAGTAGAGTTATTCTTCTTGTTGGGTAATCCTATAAAATGGAAGAACGATGTGGAAGGTACAGATGAAGCGTTTGAGGCATATAACGAGTTTCTTCAGAATACTAGGTTTCATACAACAATGAGACAAGCAAAAAGGCTGGCCGGCGCAGAAACTGAAAGTGCAAAAGTATATCATATATTTAATGATAACGGAAAGCCGGGAGTAAAGGTTTTGGTCATATCCAAATCTAAGGGATATACTCTCCGTCCGCTTTTCGATCAATACGAAAATATGATTGCATTTGGATATGGGTACAATTTGAAGGAGGGCAATAGAACAGTTGAGCATTTTGATATAGAAACGCCATCCTACATATTCCGATGCAAAAGAGCAAATATTGGGTGGGAAGTTGAGCCGTTGGTTAATCCATCTGGTAAAATCAATGTAATTTACTATAAACAGGATAAAGCTTGGTACGGGACACAGCCTAGATGTGACAGGGAGGAACATATTGATTCCAAAGCCGCTGATACTAATAATTATTTTGCAGACCCGAAAGTAAAAGCAACGGCAGATGTTCTCCAGTCTTTATCAGATCCAAGCATGGTTGGGGAAGTAATCCAAATGCAAGACAAGAACAGTGCTATTGACTATCTAGCTCCTCCTGAATACTCTTCAATGAAAGATAGTGAAAAGGAAGACCTGAATAACTCTATTCTTTTCGATTCATTTACCCCAGATTTCTCATTCGAAAATATGAAGGGTATGGGAACACTATCCGGAGAGGCTTTAAAGCGTGCTATGACGTTAGGATACATTAAAAGGGACAATCTAAAAGAGACTTACGATATCCTTGTAGATCGGGAAAAGAACCTTATCCTGGCTATTATGATGAATGTTACCCATATCCATCTGAGAAACCAGTTATCTAGGCTGAAGATTACTCACGAATTTGCAGAACCATTCAATGAAGATAAGGAGAAGCAATGGGAAGCTATCGGTAAGCTATATTCGGATGGAATTATCTCTCTTGATCTGGCTGTTACTATGCTTGCTTTGACGGATGCTCCACAAGAAGAAATAGAGCTTATAAAAAGTGAAAAACAGGCTTCGTCAAATGGGAATACATCTTCTGAATCAGACAAACAGATCAAAAATGAGACTGCTTAGTCAGAAAAATCACGGGTGTTATACAAAAACAAGAGGAAAAATAGAACAAAATAAGGTTAAGCAAGTCGATAGGGCGTTTAGAGGTTCGAATCCTCGCTTGCTACAAAGTCGGACAAATTAAAATCCCCAGAAGCGGAAGTGTCCGAGCCGCTAATGGGGATAGTATTAACTTTATGTTGCAAATATAATGATTATGGACCAATTAACAAAATCAAGTACAAGTGAAGAAATCAAAGAGTATTTCAATGCTATTTTAAAATTAGCAAAAACGAGTGAGAAATATCCGGTTAATTTGGATGAAGTATGGATGCTGATTTATGAACGAAAAGATGGTGCAGTAAAAGCACTAGTTCGCGATTTTATTGAAAATGAAGATTATAAGCTGGTCCGCCGAAAAGCGGAGCAGGTGTCAGGGGCTAAATATGTGGATGACTACTATCTTACCGTTTCTTGTCTTGAATATTTTATCGTAAAGAAAGTCCGTCCAGTATTTGAAGTATACCGCAAAGTCTTTCATAAAACAGCCGAATATGCAAAACAATTGAAAGAGCCGACTATTAAAGACAAAATAGCAGTGGCGGACTGGCTTACAGGATTTCTCAACTTGAATGAAAGCAGCAAACTTGCCTTGGCAAAAACTATCGCTGAACCGTTGGGATTACCTACACCGGACTATACGCCATCTAAGGGGATATTGAAATCGGCTGGGGAACTTCTAAAAGAAAACGACTGTCCTGTTAGTGCTCAAGTATTCAATCAGAAAATGATAGAAAAAGGATTAATGATAGAGCTTACACGCACATCTAGCAAGGGCAGTCGAAAGAAATTTAAGTCCATTACAGGAGAAGGATTAAACTTTGGAGAGAACCAGGTTAATCCGAATAATCCTAAAAGCACCCAGCCGCTTTACTATGAGGAAAAATTCACGGAGCTGTTGATCCTATTGCAATTGAAACAAGCAGCATAATAATTTATTCTTCCCTTATGGAGTTATTCGGGCATAAAAAAGGGCAGCCCTAAAGCTACCCTTTCCCGCTGATTGGCGTCAACTTCAGTGTCGGACCGAAATCCCCTGACTTACTCTTTATTTATAAACTCTTGTAGCACCTTGTTTGTCTCGACTGCGAGTGCGGACATCAAGAATCCGTCTTTGCACATTTCACGTACTTGCCCGAATATCCGCTTTAAATTGGATTCCATGCTTTCTTTTGGATTATATACCACTTCTTCTTTCCCGTAAGGTATCAGACCCCCGTATGTGCTTCCGTGCTTCTTTCTGCCATTATTTAAGTTTTCCTGTAGCGACAGGTTAAACTCTTTGACTTGCTTCCTTACGATGCGTTCTGCGTACTTGGTGCAACGCTCTGATCGTAGTTTTTCTTCCATTTCGTTGAAGGCTGCGATGTATGCTTCCTTGAACTGGGCGGCTACCTTTCCGGTGAAGCCCATGGCGAGGAAGGTGAAGCCGTCACGGGTCATGTAGTACATGGGGAGTTCTTTTTTTACATTATTGCATAACTCGTTGATATACACACAGGGCGCAAAATTGCGCTCTGTGAAATTAGCACTACATTCCAAACCTCTAATCGCTTTCAGTACATCTTTGTGCGCCTTCCTAAAGTACTCCGCGACCACCAAAGAAGAGGTCACGGCTTGACCGTTTTTCGCTTCTACCAATTTATCGGTAGACCATAATTCCAAACTTTTTGTTTCCATAATGTTTCTATTTAATGTGTTGATACTATCGTGTCGCTCTTACTTAGCACATGAAAAACCTGTCGTTATCGTCACCGAACATCTTGTATCCGGCAAACAGGCTTAAAACGATGATTGTCATTTCTATCATAATCGTATATTTTAATGGTTAATCTCCTACGTAATGTGCGCCCATGTAACCTCTGCTGCTAGGATTATATATCTCCCCTGAGAAGTTATACCTTACCACCTCTGCCGGCCTACTGTTTTTAAGAGAATCTAGTCTCTTTTCCTCTTCAGCTTTGCGTTTTGCGTCCGCTTCCTGTCTGGCTACGTCCAATTTGGCAAGTCTCCAAGTTGATTTTAGGACCTCGCCGAAGGTTTTACCTTGCTTCTTACCTACATACTTGTAGGTTCTATGTGCGGTGCGCATTATTTCTGATAAGTTGTAGCGTTTCATATATATATAATTCTATTATTTCACGTATGTGTTATTAATCACGATGCAAATATAACACATGTGTGAATATTAAGCAAGAAAAAGAAAGATTATTTTTCATGTATATGTGAATTTTATCGTATTTCTTTCCACATATACATTAAATTATATATATTTGCCTCAAAATTTAAATATAACGTTTATGTTAAGAGTAAAAGAAATAGCAAAAGAAAAAGGATTGACTATGGCAGACGTAGCTAAAAGAATGAATATGTCTCAATCAGGATTATCTATGGCATTAAATCGAAACTTGACATTGGATGTGTTGAGTAGAATAGCTGATGCATTAGAAGTAGAGATACCAGACTTATTTGAACGTAAAAAAGAGGAAGAAAACACTATAATCTGCCCAAAATGCGGTTCTAAGTTTAAATTAATCGAGTAAAATTTGCTTTTTTGTGTGTTTGTATGTTATTTTGTTGCATTGTATAACTAAAACACACAAAGTTATGGAAGGAATTGCACTATTTGTATCTATTGTAATCATCGTGTTCGGTGTATTGCAAATTATTCTATTTTTCAAGTTATGGGGAATGACTAATGATGTGAAGAAGATAAAATCATCTTTTCCTATGTCAATAGCTGGGGTATCTCCAGCGAAAATCGAATTTGCCATAGGGAATAAAGAGAAGGCAAAAGAAATGGTAAAAAGGGAGTTCATTTCAGATGTGTATAAAATATACAAAGAAGCGTATGAATACGCCCAAGATCAACATAAGATAAAATTTTATAATCAAGATTATCTAAAGCTGTCCTTAGAATACGAGAATAGGTTTAGCAATTCTAAAGAATATATAGACTTTACCATGTTTGATACATTTGACAAAGCTAACGATTTCTTTAAATAGTTATTTACTTCGCTAAATGGCGGGGTTTTTATTTGATACTAGAAAAATACCCCAAACCAAAGAAAAATAGACCTTAATAGAGAATTGTGTAATATTTATTTGTTGATATTGCTTTTTTAAGTATATATTTGCCAAATAATTGTAAAACACTAAAATACACACAATCATGAAGAAAATTTTGTTTTTGTTATGTTGTACAGTACTATTTACGTCATGTATGACAATCTGCTCCAAGTCTAATCAAGGCATTACTTTCACGGGAGAAAACGGTATTAAATTGTATGATGGTACAAATAATGTCAAACTAGGGGAAATAAAAGAAGGAAATTCTGTAACTGTAAAAGTTAAAAAGAAAATGGCAGATAAAACAGTTATTGCTAAGAAAGAAGGGTATGCTAATACTCCTTTGGTAATTGAATCTAATTTTAATGCTAAAAGTTTATGGAATATTCTTTTTTGGCCGGGATTTCTAATTGATTTAGGAACTGGGAAAATGAATAAATACGATCCGGTTATATATAATATTGATATGGAAAAAGAAAAATAACATTCTCATAGCCCCGTTCCAATTAAGGTTCGGGGCTTTTTATTTTCCAAAAGTTAAATTTTCATATTGCATTGAAATATCCAGCTATAAGAGTTGTATTATTGTATAACTTTTCTTATCTTTGTTCCATGAGAAAGATAATCACATATAAAACCTATTTCAGCGACTTCATTAAGAAGTTATCCAAGGATGAAGTAAATAAAATACGTCGTGCATTAGACTTGTTTAAGGTAGAAGATAAAATGCCACGACATTTTATAAAGTTTATACGTGATGGAGTTTATGAGTTCCGTGTAAATTATGGAAACAATGAATTCCGTATTTTTTTCATATATGACGGTGACACTATTGTGGTTCTTTTTAATGCATTCAAGAAGAAGACGCAAAAGACACCAAATAATGAAATAGAAAAGGCGTTAAAATTAAAGGAGGAATATTATGGAACTAAAAGAAATCAGTAAAGACATCTATGATGTAGATGCTTGGTTGGACGAAGGTCTTGGGAAAGAAGGTACTCCCGAGCGTGAAAAAAATCGAGAAAAGGCATGGGAGGAATATAACGCCCAAATACTCCTTGAGGCCCGAAAAAATGCACGTCTTACGCAGTCAGAACTTGCTAAGCGTATTGGAGCTGACAAAGGCTATATTTCAAGGGTTGAACGTGGGCTAACAGTTCCTACTGTTGCTACATTGTATAAAATAGCCTCTGCTATGGGGCTAACAGTGGAGTTGCGTCCCGCATAAATATGCTGTAATGGGAATAAACAATCATCAAAAAATAAATCATGGAAACATCAAACCAATACTCCGAACTATCTGTTCATTGCGGTAGCAACACGGACAGCATGGAAAAGCTAGTAGATATATGCAAAGAAGAAGCTGATAAGCTAGCTGAAACTTTATCACTTATCGAAGGTGAGGAAGTGTCCGTCCCTTTTTGGACATCAGGCCCAGGATTCCCCGAACTAATCTGCACCGGGGTATTTAAAAGGAACGACAGCGGAAAGATCAGCTACGATCTAGACTTTTCGGAATCAGTTTTGTAGTCCACCTCCCTAACCAGTCTTCGCCCGCCGGAAGGTGGGCGTTTTTGTGTTGCTGAAAAGTTAAATCGAGCGTTGTTTTAATCAATTTGCTAAGTAAATTGTTTCATTAATAAATTGTTTGCTATATTTGTACAATAAAACATCATCGATAGAACAAAAAGTTAATGAACATACTAAACACATGGCTCCAGTAATCACATATTTACTAAACAATGCTCCTTGGATAGCTGTTATAGTATTAGCAATCATTGGGAGTTGGAAACTGTCAAAGTATCATGCTAAGTTAGAAGAAACTAGGAATAAGGTTGATAGTCTTCCTTGTGATAAACATAAGGACGGTATTCGTGATTCAGAACAAAGATATAATGAACTACAACGAATTGTTACCTCTACCAATGATATGGTTGTCGAAATAAACAAATGGTTAATGAAATTTGATAATGATATGATTGATAAGTTAGCAAAGAAGGCAAGTCCCTTAAAAATGACCCCTCTTGGAGAAGTTTTATTTGAGAAATCATCAGCCAAAAAAACAATAGATAATAATATTGATTTTTTAATTAAGGAACTAGAAGATATAAACCCTCAAACAGCTTATGATGTGGAGGAAGAAGCACTAAGTTATCTTTTGAGAAACATGGGGAATGAGATGTTTGCTGATATAAAGAAATTTCTTTATTATTCCCCTGATACAATTCAATTAAAAGATCCTTCTTCTGGAGAAGATAAAGATGTGAGGCTTTCAATGCAATCTATAATCAAGCTAATGAGCATATATCTTAGAGATTTATATTTAAAGAAACACTCTAATATCGTATAATATATAAAGGCGGACTAACATCCGCCTTTCTTTTTGCCCTTTCCTTTATTCCCCAATCTATTTCTTACTTCTCACTACCATTATCGCCAATTGTCCTCTGTTTTAGCAGGATTATTATCTATTTTACCACAATTGGCGAATTGTGGTTCATTCGCAATCTGATAATTTTCATATAGACCCACCGCATTGTATTTTTATGCTGATTTAAAAAGATTTGCATAAAAGAACTAATCATGAAAGAAAAAATTTTCCAGGCTTTAAAACTAGCTTATTCAAATCTAGGGTTAAGCGATGAAATTTTGCAGGGACAGGCCGATGCTTTATCTGCATCTGGTCTAGTAACTGACGATAATTTAGCAACTGTTGTACAGGGGCAAAAAGCGTTTCTAACCTCTCTTCAGAGCGGTATTGACAAACGGGTAACCGATGCGGTCAATAAAGCAAAGGAGAAAGAGGCTGCTAGTGGGGGCGAGCAGAACAAACAGCAACCAGAAAACGAGGAGCCGGAGTGGTTCAAAAAGTACAAGGCTGAACAGGAGCAGCGTTATTCCACGTTGAAAACTGAGAATGATGCTTTTAAAGCTGAGAAGTCACGTGCAGAAAGAAACAGCCTGATCTCTTCAAAAGCAAAAGAACTGGGTATTCCTGAATGGCGAATGAAAGAAGGCTTTGCTATTACTGACGAAATGGACGAAACGGCAATTACTACCTATCTTTCAGGCATCAAACAGAATATTGTTACCGCAGGGCTTGAAACAAAAGATTCGGCATTCCCTTTATCCACTCCAGCTGAAAAAGGCAAGGAAATGGCTAGACAGTGGGCGGAAGGATTGCCAGATGCTAATTAAAAACAAATACTATGGCTATTGAATTTGAAAAAGGACAGATTAAAGGTGGATTCCCCGTGTTTTGGAGGGGTGAATGCAAAGTTCTCCCTGGGGATTTCAAACTCACGCAGACGTTTCCTGAAGGTACTTTGATCAGAAAGGGTACTCCAATTGCGTTGGATTTTGCAAAAATGGAGTGTACAGTATGTAAAGCTGTAAAGATCGTGTCTGGAGGAACTACTTCTGCTCCGAGAGTCGTAAAAGGAAGCTTGGTACAGATTGGAGATAAGCTGAAGATTGGTGATAATGAGCAGACAATTAATAACATTGATAAATCGAACGCTGATTATGATGTTGTGACATTGGCTGCTGCACTGACAGGAGCTACAGCTAATGCAATTGCTGTCGTTGGGACAGATGTGCCAAATGCGGTGGTAGAAACAGACAAGGAGTATAAAACCAATATGGATTTTCAGACTGTTTCTGCAGGTTATGATGTGATTATTCTGAAAGAAGTAGCTTATCCGATGCCAGAAGATTGGCTTTTGGGCGGATGGTGCATGAAGAATAATCCAAGTATTAAATATGTAAGACAATAAGCTATGCCGGGATTATTTTACAGCTCTATTTTTGGCGAACTGACCAAACAGGTACAGATTCGTATTGATACCGCTTCTCAATTGAGAAAGCGTTTGTTTGACCAGAATATCTATGAACGATATTTGGATTGGGACACCCCTACTGTTGGTTTGAACTTCGAAGAAATAATCGGACAGTATAACCTAAGCGTTGCAGCTGCGACCTTGGACTCTAAAGGTAAAGAGCCTATTATGGGAACCGAGGGCTTTAAAACGTTGAAGGAGAAGGTTCTTGCTCATCAAATGAGTTATTCTATGCCTATTGAGGATTATCGCAAGGTTCTTCAGGTTCTAGATTCTCGTATGCTGACTGATGAGCAGAAGACTCAGCAACTAATCGATCTCATGTGGAACAATGTTACAAAGGTGGTAAATTCTGTACAGTCCAAACTGGATATTATCTTCTTGGGTGCCCTTTCAAACAAGGGAGTGTTCACTTTTGATGCAAACAACAATCCTGAAGGTGGTGTAAGAGGCGCTATTGACTATAAGATGCCGTCTGAAAACATTGCTAAAACTACGGTTGATTGGGTGCAAGGAAATGAAAACACTGTAGACTGTTTTGAAGACTTGCAGGAGATTTTGGACGCTGCTCAGGATAAGGTTACATTTGACAAGATTCTAATCTCCCAAAAGAAACTGTCTTTCATTCTTCGTAATAAGAAGATGAAGCAGGTGATTTACGGTACAGATAAGATGGGAACTCCTCTGCTGCTTGGCGGATTAAATGAATTCATGCGTCAAAATGGATTTCCGGAATTTGAAATTATCAGACGTATTACCAGGATTCAAAATAATGGTAAGTTGACGGATTATCAACCTTGGAATGATAAAAACCTCGTCTTTATTCCTGCCGGTAAACTTGGAGTTATCAAGAATGCTTATGCAGATAATGAATTGAGACAAGAGCGTGGTGTTACTTACTCAAACTACGGAAGAATCCGGGTATCTCAATGGGGTAAGGGAGAAACTGACAATTCGAACGGTGTTGAGTTTACAAAGGCTCAGTCATTGTCATTGCCGGTTATCACTGAAATTAACGGTATCTACTCATTGACTGTTGAATCGTGACAACAGGTGACTACATAAAGCAATGTTTTTCTCCGCTTGGTGATATATCAGATGCTGGAGTAGAAAAGTTCGCGTTGGGGCTGGGGCTTGATCCGGGCTCCGATGTGGACATTAATACAAAAGTGAAGATATCCGGTTCGGTGGACAAGTTTATGGATAAGATACTTGCCCACCCTACCTCTGTCTCAGAAAATGGCTTTTCTAAGTCCTGGGGTGCTGATACATTGCTGAACTATGCAAAATATATGTTCAGGTTGTATGGCATAATTCCCAATGACGAGACTGCTTCTTTGGTCGGAATAAGTATCATTAAAGACGCATCTAATATTTGGTAGTATGTTAGAAGAGACTCCACATAAACTGCAAATGCAAGTTATTACTCCAGAAGAGAATGACGAATATGGCCGGCTAGTTTCAGGAACAGGCGGAGAATCTTGGCAGGATGTAGCTGACTGTTTCTGCCATGACAATTCACAGCAGAAGGAAGTGTCGGTAAACGGTGAGCGTTGGGTTTATAACTATCATGTTGTCTACGAGGGAAACAAGATTCCTCTAGGAAGCTGTGTAAGATGCTTGGATTCCGACGATAATACTGTTGGAGAAGGTGAAGTGAAGAAAAATGCCGAGTGTTATTCGGAAGAGTTTAAAGGTAGATGTGATATTTGGATATGATTGCAACAACAGACATCGCGAACATAATATTAAAGGATTGCAAGTCTTTTGGAATTTCTGAAGTATACCAGAGAGGTAATATACCTGAAGGTAAGGTAAATGCTGAAAGGATTGTAGTTTATCCCAAGACTCAACAGCCCGATACCTATTGGGAAAGAGGATACGTTGAAGTTAATCTTTGTGTTCCTTTATCGAGATCGGGGAAGGCCAATTTGATTCGTTTGAATGAATTGGAGAGAAAGGCTAAAGAGATGTTCAAAGATGGAGTTGTAGGGCAATATGACGGTTCATGGTACCGGTATTCTTCTGAGACTATCGGGATAGAGGAAGATAAGGAGTTATGTTGTTACTATGTGAATGTAAAATTATTATTTGAAGTATTAAACGTAAATTAAAAAGATATGAAACCGTTTATAGGAATTAAAAAGATTTGGTACGGTGATGTTATTACTTCTGCTGTAACTAAAACTAGCCTTAAAACCTGGTTTGGTACTGCTACAGAAGTTGAGAACTCTCATCAAGATACTTGGTCGTATACGGAGGATGATCCTACCTATACCGACTATATTAACGAGTTGAATGGTGACATTTATTATCGTGATGTGACGCAAAAAGGGGCTAAAACAATTGCTTTCACTATGGGAGTTTTCTCCTTTGATGACAAGGTAGATCTGCAAGGCGGAGAAAAAGTTGATACAGATGCAGGATGGGCCGCTTCTGATACTCCGGGCATTGTCAACAAAGCCATTGTCGGACAGACAAAGACCGGAAACTATATTGTATTCACCAATGCTGCGGTCATTGCTAAAGGGAATGCTGTGGAAAAGAATATTGGTCTGGGAGTAACAGCTGTTGCTATGGAAAATCCTAGCGCCGGCGTGAAGAGTGACTATATGTTCGACGGGGAAAAAGTAGATGCCGCATGAGCTGATGAGAACGTCGCATCTATGTCTTCTGATGCTTCTCTCAATTTGAATAGTTCTACGACTAAGTCAAAGCGGGTGAACGCTGGAACTGCTGTTAACTATGAGGGGAATGGAGAGGAAGATACTTCGCGATCAGCAGAAACATTATCTATATTATAAAGTGGTGAGGGGGTGAGGATTTATGTATCTCACCCCTTTTTAATAAATATCATTATGAATAAAGCAGCCATACTTATATCAGAAGCTATCACAGGAAAGGATTTCATCCCAATCATTGTAAATGGGAAAATGTATCGCGTAAATCCGCCTACCATACATAAAATAGCCGGCGCTTCGGCCTATCTCGCAGTTCTTGATGACAACAAGGATATAGCGGGTGTTATATCTTCATTGAAGGACATTTCTGTCGCTTCTAGCGCACTTTCTTGGTTTATAGATGGAAGTGATTCATTGTCCGAAGAATTGTCTCATGGGACTTTAGAAGAAGTGTTATCCGGTCTTACAGCGGCTTACTCTCTGATAGATGTGGAAAATTTTATGACGCTGTTAGGTTTAGCGAAGAACGTAGCAAATCTAACAGCAAAACAGAGGTTATAGGCAATGATTGTATGTTGGGGCAAATTGCGTCGTTCATGGATAGCCTTCATTTGTCGTATGATGAAGTCGTTTGTAAAATTCCATATCGCAATTTGATCATCATGCAAAAAGATAAGTTGCACGCTGTATACGATGGGGAGGTACTTAAGGAAGTATCTGATAAGGATTTCTTTGGTGAAAATATGAAATTCGATGAGTAATGGAAGTAACGGTTGATTTGTCGGGTCTGGACGAGTTTGTTGAAGAGGTGGATGAGTATGCAAATGAGCTTATGAAGGAAGCGGCGCATAATGCAGTTGACACTCAAAAAGAAAGAAATGTGAGTAGCAAGAAGACTTATCAGAACCATACGTGGAATCTTCGTAATGCTCCGGGAGCTGCTGTAGTTCGTGATGGGAATATTGTTTATCTATATGTTCCGGCAGATAGCGAACATGCGGGGGCCAAAGGCAAGACAGAGAACTTGCTTATATATGGAAAACTACCCAAAAACGGTGTTGTGTTCGCCGATGGAATGGAATATGCGAGCTTTGTATCTAGCAAGGGCTTTGACGTTCTGGATTCGGCAAGCCTAACCGTAGAGAAAGAGTTAAAGGAATCATTTGGAAACGAAAATGTAAAAGTCACATGGCAGGAATGAAATTTACCGCAGATATTGATGTCGAAGGCATTATAAAACTGCGTCAAGAAATAAATAAATTGAAGAATTCTCTAAAAGCTGTTGCGGGGATACCAAATAGTGATGCGGCCATAAAGCAATTAGAGAAGGAGATAGAGGCAGCTACCAAAAAATTAGAAGAGTATGAAAACAAATATCTTCAAATCCAAAAGCTGAAGCATGACATTGATTCTTCCAATGATGCAGTCAAAAAGGCAAAGAAAGAGACAGCCGCATTGCAGTATACTAACAAATGGATAGTAGCCAATACCGAAGCTGTAATTGAAACGGACAAGCAAATAAAACAGCTAAAGAAAAGCTTTGTTTCCCTTTCTGATTCAGAAAAAACAGGTTCTTCCGGAACTGGAATATTAAGACAGGTGCAGCAACTGGCAGCACAAAGGCTAGTCGAGGAGGAATCTATCAGAAGGACAATTAAGGCACAGAAGGATCAGATAATTCAGAGTAGGGCGGAAGAAGGCAGTATAACAGCTCTCAGAAAGCAAATAATCCTCTTGACTAAGGATTATGATGACCTCGGAAGAACGCGAAGAAACGGTGATGCTGGCAAAGCGTTGTTGGCCCAAATTGCAAATGTTCAGAAGGAATTGAGTGCGGCTGAACAAGCTTCTGGTAGATTTCAAAGAAATGTAGGTAATTATGCCAGTGCATGGAATGGGCTCAGTTTCTCTGTACAACAGGTGGCTCGTGAATTGCCTTCATTGGCTGTTAGTGCAAATACTTTTTTCCTTGCAATTTCAAACAACCTTCCTATCCTTGTAGATGAGATTGCTAAAGCAAGAAAAGAATATGCTGCATTTAAGGCTGAAATTGCTGCCGGAAATAAAGATGTCAAGGCTGTTGCTCCAGTTTGGCAGCAATTAACAAAGTCTCTTATAAGCTGGCAGACTGCTCTTGTTGTTGGATTAACTCTGCTTTCTGTGTATGGGAAAGAGATTATAAGCTGGATTAGCAGTTTAGGGAAAACCGCAAAAGCTATCAAAAATTTATATACAGTCCAACGAGATTTGTATAATGTAACATCTGCAGGAATAGAACAAAGTTCAAAGGAGATTACTAAGCTTAATAGCTTGTATAAAATAGCAACAGATGTAACTAAATCTACAAAAGAAAGAAATAATGCAGTGAAGGAACTAAAGAAGTCTTATCCTGAGCATTTAAAAAATCTTTCTGATGAAAAGATAAAAAATGGAGAGGTTTCTAAAGCTATAAAAGAGCAAACCAGCCAAATTGTAGCTAATGCAAAAGCAACAGCTGCAGCTGATCAGATAGCTAAGAACTGGTATAAATCATTTCAAGCTGGAGTTTCCAAGAACATAGCTTATATCACAAAACAGAGACTAGAGCAGGAGTTAGCTGCAAAGGAAGCATCGGTTCAGCAACTCTCACAGATGAGGGCTAGACCTGAAAGTTATGTTGGATTATCAAAAGAAATTGAAGGCATAAAGGATAAGATAAAGGAAACTGATAGAGAAATAAAGGCACAAGAAAATCTACAAGATTCTTATCAAAAATCGTCTAACGCCCTTGAAAAGTTAGTAACTGTATCTGGGCTAGGCGGAAAGTATGAAGACCCAGATAAAAATTATAACTCCATCGTAGACCAGCAAAAGAAAATCTCCGAACTATTGAACAAACAAGCAACCGAAAGGAAGCGCAAGGAACAAGATCTGGAGAATCAACTTACCCAGTCTCGTATTGACGCTATGGCAGAGGGAGAAGCCAAGATTCATGCACAACGTGAATTGGACAACAAGAAGGAGATACAGGATTTAGAACGTCAGCGGGAAGATTATATCCGGACGGAGATCGAGCTTCAGCGAAAGGCCTTTGATGAACAGGAGAGTTTGCGGGAAAAGCAGACTAATAACTATAAAAAGAAAACGTTTGATGCATCTACTGTGAAAGTTGATACATCTGCTTTTGATAAAATTATAAATAATACCATTTTACGGCAAGATATTTATCCTTATCAGGAAGAAATGAAATACTGGAATGAATATCTTAAAGAATATGGTACATTTCAACAAAAAAAAGCTGCCATAAACGAAGAATATAACCTTAAAATCAGTGAAGCTACCACCAAGGGCGCTAAGAAGTCCTTGGAAAAAGAGAAGGAAAATAAACTGAAGGAAGTTAGCTTTGAAGAACTAAAATCATCTATCAATTTTGCAAACATATTCGGAAACCTTGATGCTCAGTCTACTGAGGCACTGGTTAAGATGCGTGATAACCTGAAAGAGGTTATAAATAAAGCAGCTAAAGATATAAAACCTACTGATCTTAAAGCGTTGCAAGATGCCTTCAAAGAAATTGATCTAAAAATAACAGTACGTAATCCCTTGGGAGAACTGAAAAATAGTGCAGATAATTATCGTAATGCTACATCTGCGGTAATCAAGGCTCAAGAGGATTTAAATACTGTTATTCAGGGAGGAGAGGTAATAACTAAAGTATATACCGATGAGAACGGGAAATTAACTACTAGATTACTGACTCTTACCCAAGCAGAAAATAACTTGGCCGCTGCTCAATCTGACAGACAAAAAGCTTTGTCAAAGTTAACTCAAGCAGCAAATTCTATCGGGCAAAAAGGCATGGAGGTTGTAAATGCAGGCAATGACGTTGTTGGAATGCTTGAAAACTTTGGGGTGAAGGTTCCAGAAGCCATAAGTAAGACTTTGGATGGTATCGGGCAAGTAATGAGTGGGCTGGAACGAATAGACTTAACCAAACCTTTTAGTGCTATCACAGGTGCAGTTAGCGTTTTGGCGGGCGTTGGGAATACTATTGCCGGATTATTCGGTTTTGGTGGTGCTGACTATTCTCGTTACAATGAAATGGTTGATGAGTATAACAAGTTAAATGAAATATGGGATGAGTTAATTGATAAGAAAAAAGAATACATAGATATGTCTTATGGTCCCGAAGCTGCTAAAGCGGGAGATGAAGCTATTGAAATAGCAAACAAAAGCATTGAGTCTTATAAAATATTAGGAAGAGAACGATTGCAATCTGGCGCATCTGCCGGTTCCCACTCTATTGGTGTTCGTATTCGCAATAGCATGAGTCAGGAATTATGGGATCAATGGGACGAGTTTGCTAAGTCAATCGGCAAAGATCCGGATTTTATAGGAGGAAGACTTTCCGGTCTCTTTAACTTGACGGCTGAACAGCTTGAAAAGTTAAAAGAGGAAGCTCCTGGATTTTGGTCTAAGTTGGATGGAGATGTTCAAAACTACCTCAATAAGATTATTGAAGGTGGAGAGAGAATAGAAGATATTCAGAAAGCCGTTCAAGAACAATTGACTCAGACGTCATTCGATAGTCTGTTTGACAACTTCATAGATACTCTCATGGACATGGATGCTTCATCCAAAGACTTTGCTGATAATTTTGGAGAGTATATGCGAAAGGCTGTATTCACTCAAATGTTCGCGAAGGGATATGAAGATGAATTAAGAAAATGGTATGAATCCTTTTCTGAGGCCATGGGCAAAGAGGGAGGTATCACCTCTTCTGATATTAAAGACTTAAGAGAAGGGTGGGATACTATTGTAAATGGTGCTCTTGAAGACAGAAAGGCATGGGAGCAGATCGTAGGCGGTGGCGGCACATCTACTTCCCAGGAATCTTCCAAGAAAGGCTTTGCTACAATGTCTCAGGATTCTGCTGACGAGTTGAACGGTCGCTTCACTGCTCTTCAGATTGCCGGTGAAGAAATCAAGAATCAAAACCAGCTTCAAACAATGTCCATCCTTGAACTTAAAGCAGGAATGTTGACTATTAGTGCAAACTCATCTGGTATAAAGGACATTGCTAGCGAGACAAGGGATTTGATACGGCTTTCTTACGAGGCTATAACAGACATTCGTGACAATACTAACGTCATGGTGAAGCCTATCCAGCAGATGGCGGCTGATATTGCAGAAGTCAAGCGAAATACTAATGGATTATCAAAAAAGTAATATTATGACAGGAGACCTACTAATCAATAACAAGGACGCCTATACGACGTGGGGAGTCAATATGGGAGACGGGTTCATAGAAGCTATTTACGCTCCACTTCCGATGAAAGATGTGATTGAAAACAAATCACGCCTGCAGGACGGGAAAAGGGTTATAATCGAAAACAGAAAGGTTGACGAACGGGACCTGACTCTTACCTTTACGCTAAAAGGAGCTTCCCCTTCTGACTATATTGCCAAATATAAGGCATTCTTAGACGAAATAACAAAAGGGGAATTTGCAGTCAAAGTTCCGGAACTAGGCGAAGAGGTATATCACTTATACTACCTCCGCTCTCAATCTTTCGCTTTCAATATCGCAAGGACGTTTTCAAAGATTTCGGTTAAGCTGAACGAGCCGAATCCTGCGAATAGGGAATAAAGTTACCACAATTCGCCAATTGTGGTTTATAGAGTTGCCGGATTTTATGTTTTGATGTTTCTATCAACGAACTTTGTGATATGGCAGAATTAATAGACATCAAAGACATATCCGGCAACATTCGTTTTTCTACTTCTATCAACGAAGGATCAAAGCGGCACTTTCTTCTGATGAAGGAAGACTATATAACTTTGAAGTTTTCTCTTGCAGATCCTATCTACTTTCAACTAGGAGATGGTATAGATAACGAAATTGGCATGTTTGAGCTTGTAGATTTGTACAAGCCCACCTATAATTCTACGAGCGGTGGTTATGATTACGAACTCCGGCTGGACGCCTACTACTGGAAGTGGAAAAACAAGAAGTTTTTCTATACTCCGGAGAGTACCGGTCGCGAGGCGAGCTGGAACCTGACAGCCACTCTTGACGTTCATCTTAAAGTCTTCCTTGATAACCTGAAATCACTCGGATACAAATATAGAGAAGAGGATTTTAAATATGAGATTGATACTACAGTTGAAAACACCTCCAAGCTCGTTTCATATGATAGCGTAAACCTGATTGATGCCCTTACCCAAATGGCGGAGACATGGGAGTGTGAATGGTGGATAACTGATAAGACAATTCATTTCGGACGTTGCGAATACAGCTCTCCCGTAGATTTCAAGGCCGGAGATTTGACAGATACTGAGGATGTAAACGTAAGCTCCATGCACCGTAGCGATAGTCAGACGGTTTTCGCTACTCGTGTTTATGCCTTTGGTTCAACGCGAAACATTCCTTCTACTTACCGTAAGAATCTTATTTTTGATGTCAAGCAGGCAAACGGTAGGGAAATATCCGATACGGCAAGACCGCTTGATGTAAAGTATTTCCCAAGTCGCGTCGTTCACAAAGAAGAGTATTCGGTAAAGGAAAGTATAGGTAGTGGCAGTTTTACTGCATCTTATGTAGAATGGACGCATGACACTGATATCGTAGCTTCGTTACCTGCAGGAGATTATAAGGTTTCATCAGGAGAAGGCATATCAATTAATGTATCCACAGTTATTCCTTCAATCGGATCAGGACGTTCTTTTCTTCCTGCCGGTGATTATGTTTTGAGGGCATCTTATGTCTATAAATTATCTGGTGTAACTAAAGAAGTTTCTATAGGTAATCAAACGGTTACCTTATCCCAAGAGCAGCAGTACGAAGTCTCTGCTGTGTTTGCTGTCGCTTCTTCTTTGCAGATTGAAGGAAATGCTACTGATTTAAAGATCAGGATATACGCACATGTCCCATCCCGTGAATCCTCTATTCTGAATGATTCTTTCTCGGCTTATGTTTCGTATGATATAACTCTATTCAAAGGATCGTCGGCAGATGCTACAGTGACCTTTCTTTCCGGACTAAATTCGGGTAAGACATTCTCCTGTGTATATAATCCGGACCATTTAATCGGTGATTCCGCTAACGTAATACAATTGCCTAGCGGAGTAACGGCCTCGCTCGGTGATAGATATACAATTGACAACATCATTAAGGGAAAGGTTCCTGACAGCTACTTTAGCAAAGATGACAAGGAGCTCACCTTAAATGGTGTGGTCCAGAAACGTCTTATGCTCCCGGAGGAAGTTCCTTATGTGGATGCTTACCGTTATAGTCCTACAGGAGAACGTATATACATTGGTGAAACTCATTATGATGACAATAATAATGTGGAGATGTCGCAGGAAGAAGCTGTAGAGGGAATTGTCATCTTTGAAGATGAATATCCCAAATATGTCGGCACATTATCAAATGTAACATACCGGGAGGAAGATGAACTTGACGAGGACGACAATCCAACCGGAGACAAGTATCGTATCTATACGTTCAAGGATGCAGGGTTGAAGAATTTTACAAATGACTTCCGGCTGGACGGAGAAAGTTTCCGCTTGACCTTTCAGACGGGCAAACTCGCCGGCCTGGACTTTGAGTTACTTCTGCAGGAGAGTGATGATTCCGGTGCCACTTTCGAAATTGTGCGTAATGAGGATTACGGCCGTTATCTTCCTGATGACATTTTGTTTCCTGCTGATTCTGACACATATGTTCTTTATGGTTTTGATACGGCTTATGTTTCAGAGGAATTGATTCCGGAGGCCGAAGATGAGTTATTGAAAAAGGCAAAAGACTATGTAAAGAAGTCTATGATTGATCCTTCCACCTACGATTGTGATATGGACCCTGAGTTCATCTATAATAATGAGAATATTATCACCTATGAGGTGGGAGACAAAGTTAACCTGATCAATAAGGCTTTCTTTCCTAAGAGCAGACAATCCAGAATAATTGGTTTTGAGTGGCCGCTGGATATTCCTTACGATCATCCAATTTATACGGTTGGAGAGACTGCCTCATATTCGCGTATAGGCGAGATAGAGAGTAAACTTGATTCTCTTACATACAAGGGACAGGCATATACCGGTTCTGTGTCAGGAAGTGGAGGAACGAGTATATATCTCATCGGTTTGAATGACAAGACTGTTCCTACGGATCGCAATACATTTTCGGCAAAAAGAATTATTGATGAGATTGAACGTCGCTCCCTTAGCAGCATTGAAGATGACAAAGCAGAAGGATTGATAACTCTCGGTAAGGGATTTGTGTCGGAAGGATTTTCTGCAGCTAACGGTGGCCTTGTAGTTCGTGGCGGAGAATTGATAGAAGAAGTTGAAGATTCATTGATTGAAGAATTAGAATAATATGGCAATACTAAGTAACGGTAAGTTCTACGGATTTCTTTGTTCTGTGAAAGCGACAGGACGTAAGTTGTCGAACGGCGTAAAGGAATACGTCGAAGACTTCGTGTCCGGATTTGCCGGTCATGGATGGAAGCTGTGGGAGTATATCAAGGGCAAATGGAAGCTGGAGATAGACAGTCTTGTTGTTCGCGAGACAATGGTCGTTTTTGAGCTTCTTATTCAGAAGATCCGCGCGGTGAAGGGTGCACTGGGTATCACTCAGGCATGCGGCCGTATAAAGACTGCCACGCTGGATGAGTCCGGACAAAACTGGCTGGTCACCATAGAGGATGAGATGTCTTTTGTCGCACACGATTTCATCCGGTGCCAGGATTGGACGAATGGTACCCTTAAAGGCTATTGGGTCGAGATAGCCGAAATACGCAAGATTGACGGTGTTGATACAATCGTCATACCTGTCAGTGAGTTCACCGGCGGTATAGGTTACACAGACGGCATGGAGGCTGTTGATCCGGCATTGTCGGGTATGACTACTCCGGCTGTCAGTGATGAGATTGTCCAGTTCGGTAACTCGAAGGATGTAAATCGTCAGAGTGCGATCTATCTGCATGCCGATGAAGGTGGACAGCCTGCAATCGATATTCTGTTTGGTATCAACAGCAAAAGTTTTGCCGGTTGTACGAAAATCCGTATGGGCGGTGATATTCCCGGAACAGACGGGCTTAAGGGTTTCTATTGCGAAAATGGTATGATCAAAGGTACAGACTCTAAAGGGCATGTCGTTTACTGTATCTATCCGGACGGTACTGCTGAGTTTGGAGACGGATCAGCCCGATTTGCTACAGATAGATCAGGTCACATAGCCGGAGGTGCCATTTCGTGGTATTGGGACGCATCGAAAAAAAAATATGTGTGCTCCATGAAGGGAGTGGTTCTAACGTGGGATAATCTGGACGAGGAAGCAAAGGAGAATCTAAAGGGCGAACCGGGTAAAGATGGACAGCCCGGTACGGATGGCAAACCGGGTACTGACGGTAAAGACGGTACAAGCCTCATTTTTATGGGGGAATTCTCTTCTGCTCCGGCAAATCCTCAGAACGGATACTGGTATCGTAATACTACCGACAAGAAATGCTACGTATACCAGGATGGCGCATGGTATGTGATGACTGAGGATGGAAAGAATGGTCTTGACGGCGAAGGAAGTATTTCTGCTGATCTTGACGATGAAATGCAGTCTGTAGCTTGCTCTCTGGACGGGACAGTGGTATTCGGTTTGCCCATCACAACAACATTCTCTATGTTCTACGGAACAACCGAGCTTCCTCTTGATTCTCTTTCTGTAGGTAGCATTACAGGCGTGACAGCAACGGCTGATCGTAGCACGGGGATAGTTAAGGTTACAGCTATTACTGCTACGGTGGCTGATGTAATTCGTATACCCATAACGGGACGGGTAACATACAAAGGTTCTCAATATGAACGTACCCTGCATTTATCGATAAACAAAGTGAAGCCGGGGGAGAATGGAGAGAATGGGACCGACGGAACAAATGGTCAGAACGCGGTCATTTACTCGCTTCAGCCATCGACCAATATCATAAAGAGAGATGCTGACGGGAACAGTGATGTCTCGAATATATCCTGCCGGGTAATGAAGACCGACGGAGCTTCTACTGTCGTATCCTCTCTGCCGGTTGGCTACTCAATGGATTATATTATAGACTCAGGGAATGCGACTAGCTATACTCCGGATAAGCAAATATCCGTCTCCGGGATAACAGATAAGATACAGTTCCGGCTTTACAATGAAACATCGGGAGTAGTACTGATCGACCGCGAAACGATTGCTGTTGTCTCAGACGGGAAGAAGGGGCTTGACGGTATAAATGGTGAAGATGGTAAAGACGGGCTCAGTATTACGTGGAAAGGGGATTTATCAAGCGCTCCTGCCAATCCTCAAAAAAACTGGGCTTATCGCAATACCAGTAATGGTATCGTCTATATCTATAACGGCACCGCTTGGGAGTTGATGGTTGCGGACGGTCAGGACGGAACAGATGGTACTGACGGCACGGATGGCCTGAGTGTTTTCATTACATACCATGACAGCGAAGATGAACCATCCCGTCCGACCGGAAGCGGGACAAGCGGAGGATGGCACACTAACGCAACAAAAGATGTTGTCTGGATTTCTCAGAAGGTCGCTTCAAGCGCTTCTTCCGGCACATGGGGTGATCCTATACGATTCAAGGGATTGCCGGGAAAATATACGGAGCTACGGTATAAGTATGCTTTCGGAAAGCCTGCTACGCCTACCGGTACAAATCCGGCAGGATGGTCCCTTTCTCCGGATCGGGAGGATATTACCTTCTTTTATTCGGGTAACTTTACAAAAGACGGTGATTACTATGTCTCTCCATCCCCTGCATCTCATTCCTCGACGTACAAGCAAAGAGTGTCATTTACGACAAGAAGAGCTAATCAGATGATACATATAGAGATTGATGTATCATCCGAGCAGAACTACGACAAAGGTATCGTAGAAGCCCTTGATACGTCCTATCACATGGACAACGAACATGCCTGGACAGGAAGCGGAGTGACCAATGCGGTTGTGGATATCGCAGTGCCTACAGCCGGCAGTCACTTTGTTGAGATTGTATATACGAAAGACGGCAGTGGAAGCAGTAACGAGGACAGAGTCAAGTTCCGTATGCTCGATCCTACTACCTGTTGGTATTCCACCGCAGTGATTGATGGTAAAACAACTCCTTCCTGGAGCGAACCTGTCATATTCCCAACGGACTCCAAGACCGAGGAGCAGGTTTACCTGCTTGCAAAGTCTAAGCGTAATGTTATTGACCTTCCGGCATCCAACGAATATGTTAACGAATACATTGGTGATGCTCCTGAATACAGTAGCTCAAAATTCTATTCGGCAGGTAACATAGTAAAATACAATAATGTATACAAGGTAGCTATTCAGGCGCATTCGGGGATTGCTCCGACCAATGAAGCATACTGGGAAGATGTGCTATGGTGGGTGGATAATCCTCGTGGAGCATCGGAAACTTATCCTTATGAGTATACTTGTGAACGTACTCTACAGGATGGGAAATGGGGAGAATATAAGAACTATCGTCTCTTTGGTCATTACGGGAAGGACGGCGAACCGGGAGAGGATGGAAAAGATGCGAATCTGCTTCCTTGGGTGGAACAATGGAATAATAATAAGACACTGATAGATGGCGAATATATCGTATCTCCGAAGATGTTTTCCGGTACAAAGGATAGTGGTGGGAAACTGACCGGTATTGCATTAGGAAGAGATTGTATTACAGTCGATGGAGAGAAAAGAACGGGAATCTTTGCTCTTGTGGGTGGAAATATTGTATTTAAACTTGACCCAATATCCGAAGAGTATGAGTTTCAGGGTAGTGTGGTGGCAGATTCAATTACAATGAAAGATTTTGCACATCTTTCACAGGCTATATTTAAAGGAGACTTTATGTTCTCTCAACAAGGAATAGATGCTGATGGGAATCCAACCTCCAATTATCAAGAATTTAATCAGGAAAATCCGCAGGGTGGGAATTTTAAACCTAATCTGGCATTCAATCTTAAAACAGGGGATCAATATTCGAATGGGGGACATGTATATGGATTTGCGACCAATACTCCTATACAAGCTAATGGTACTTCAGTAGATCCCGACAAGGTTGCTTACAGTAAAGTGAACATATTATTTAGCGGAACTTCTTCCTTGCGTTTGCCTAATGATAAGAAGTTTGATGGAGTTGAATTCACAATTGTAAGTACTGCTTCCCGATCATTTGATGGTAGTGCAAATATTTATAGGGAAGGTGGAGGAGATACTAATTACTCAGCTACAGGTATACACTACAAAGGTGTAGAAATTAGGACGTGCTATATGAGATCGGAAGGGTCATTTATAAGGTTGATCGCTCATTGGAACGGTTCTAAATTAAAATATTACGTAGTCGGTCATAGTGATAATTTTGCCATGATTGAGCCTATTTTAAACACTCAAGGAACAAGTGCAACACTGGGTATATGGTTTGTAGATCGAGTTTATACATCAAGTACTAGCATGCGAGTCTATTATAACGATATTAATTTATTCTTATTTATGCTCAACGTGTATAGTGGAAAAGACGCTCCTAATACTGGTGGTTTAAACTTTACTTCTCCAAGTAGTTGAGTTTTGTTCAATGTATAACAACAAAGAATCAAGATAATATATATGCGAGCAAAAGGTACAATAATCAAGTTGGCAATCTCCATCGACCTCCCTTCGGGGCTGACAATGGATGATGTGGACTTCCAATGCCGCTTCTTTGTCTTCTCCGCCTCACAGGTGATAGAGAAGTCTCAGATGGTACGCATTAATGAGAACAGCTACAGCTGCTATGTTGACACTAAGATTATCGGATCGGGGGAAATCTGGCTGGAGACTACGGCTTACCTTCCTGATTCCGACTATGAAGGCGGAACAAGAGTAGAGGTAGATAAGATGAATACCGGTATAAAGACAGTGTAAAATGGGATGCATATCTGTACATATCGAGGCTGTCAACGGCATTGGAAATGTCTCGGCCAAAGCTGATGAGATGAAGGTTTCCGCTTCGGCAACGGGCATGAAGGTGTCGATAGGGGTTGTCTGTGATGTTGGTAAACAGGCTTATCTAAAAGTTGACCCTGATTACATATGGCTGATGCCTTCGAACAACTTTGAGGATAACGTCGATGTGTTGTCCAATGTGGTATGGCATGCTGTGCAGGAAGAATGATATAGTTAATTGATTTGTTTTATTTAAATTTTGTATTATGGCAAAACCTAGTTGGTTAAAATTAAATCCGTCTACCGGATCAGGTAACGGGACAATTGCAAATATCGCAGACGCTCACACTGGGCGTACTGCTCGTACAGGAACAGTAACGGTGACCGGTGTCGGTGTATCCACTCCTTCGACCTATAAGGTAACTCAGTCACCGAAGTCTGAGTTTGCTTCCTTTGATAATGGTTCTGAGATGTCTGCTCCTAAAACAGCAGGAACAGTGACCGTCGAGGGTAAAACAAACTCTTCGAAGTTGACGTTTGCGTGGTCGGGAAGCGTAACGGATGTTACCTTGCCTACAAAGTATAGCGCGAATGGAACTCAGACTAACAATGCGGCTACTATTACCGGTGACCCGGGGGCTACTGCGGAATTTCCTTTCTCTATCGAGTTGAAGTTTCCTAAAAACGATACTATCGGAGAGGTCATTAGAACCTTAAAGGTGACGGCCAATGGCGGACAGGCTGCTCAGATTGCTATCAAACAGGCTGCTGGTGATGCTACATTGTCTGTTTCTCCGGCGGAAATTACTATTCCTCAGAGTGGATCTGCTGTATCCGTCAATGTTACGTCTAACACTTCCTGGACTGCCGCATAATGAGCATGCAGATTCCTTGGAAAGAAGGAGAAGGCAACATCGTTATCACTCCCGGTTCAAATGGAACCGCAAGCGTGTCAAGCGATGTTGCCAACGAAGGACTCGACAGGGAGCAGACTGTTGTGTTTAGGACAACTAATAGTGGAGTACAGGCATCTGTCTCCACTACCATCTCCCAGATAGGCAAGAGACAGGCATTCGCTGTTGCTGAAGGACGTTTCTTGCTGTCGGATGGAAGTACGTTTAATGTGATTAAAAAAGAGTTTGCATGAGTGATTATAATAGCGGATTTACAGGAGATAGAGTTGTAGAATTGCTGAACATGATTCCCAACTTGGCAAAGGCAGACTTGTCTAACGCTATGACTCTATCTTTGGGCATGAACGGATATGCTAAGTTTAATAATGGTTTATTGATTCAGTGGGGATACAAGTCAAGCTCAAGCAACGACACCTATGTGTATTTACCACTATCATTTTATAACACCAGTTATGTTCCTGTGATTACCTACTACGAACCGGGCAGCGGTATGAATGTTGTTACTGGTTTTATAATATCGGTAGGTACAAACCTTTTTAGAATGCGTAGTAGATATACCGTTGGGAATAATAATGGTACTGGCGCGGGAACTAATCCTTTTTATTGGATAGCCGTCGGGCGTTGGAAATAAATAATATTATGGCAAAATATTGGAAACAAGGATTCTACGATGAGCTGCAAGAAGGCTCAGTAGAGATAACGGAAGAATACTGGCAGGAGTTGCTGGACGGTCAGTCATCCGGAAAGGAAATAAGGGAGAACGAAAGCGGCTATCCCGTATTGGTTGATCATGAGTATACCCTTGATGAACTAAAAGAGATGAAGATAGCGGATATTAATGCTTATGACAAGTCAGACGCTGTGAATTCATTCACTCTCTCCGGAAAGAGAATGTGGCTTACCAAAGAGGACCGCGTAGGTCTTGTTAATTCAATCAATATTGAGAAGCAGGCCGGAAGACTGGATACCGTTTTATGGTTTGATGCGGTAAAGTATACGATACCTGTTTCAAGTGCTCTCCTTATGCTGAACTCATTAGAGTTATACGCTCTTGATTGCTATAATGTGACGCAGCAGCATATTGCTGTAGTTCGGGGATTGCAGACGGGAGAGGAAGTCGAGTCTTACAACTACAAGACCGGTTATCCGAATAAACTAGAGTTTTCATTATAAACAGATAAAACTATGATTTTGACACTACTATCATTATTGGTTTTCGCATCTTATGTTGGTGTGATGATTTACAAGACAAAGGGTATCCCTTATTCTATTTCCGATACCTATTACATTCTGAGTAACAGGTATTGGTTCGGTATATGCATGATTCTCCCGTCTTTGTTGTTGCTTCCGGCCGCACTGGATGCAAGTACAGAAAACAGTCAGTTCCTGATCTTTCTTTCTGTAGTCGGAATGATCGTGTTGGGGGTATCCCCAAACTTTAGAGGAGCGCACAAGAAAGCTCATATAGCCGGCGCGGTGATGTCTCTTGTATTCTCTCAATTATGGGTAGGATGCAATTCGTGGTATTGGCTGCTGCTATGGGCTGCATTTCTAATCTACGCGATAACGTTTGTTGTAAATAACTGGTCTGGTAATCTTATATGGGACCTGACGGCATGCAAGTCTATGTTTTGGATTGAGGTAATCTCGTTGTTAACCGTTTATTTAACTTGTATAGTATGAAAGAAGCAATAGTACATACAACTACAGGCGGATTCGCAGCAATCGCAACCGCTTTCGTCATTGAGTCTCTTCAGAACATGATTCCCTGGCTAATCGTATCATGTGCGGTAATCCTTTGTGATCTTCTCTTCGGTGTCAGAAAAAGTATGCTAATGGGTGAAAAAGTCAGATTCTCTCGTGCAATTCGTGCGACTATGGGAAAGATGGTTACTTATTTTGCTTTTGTCTGCATGGTCTGCATGATCACTGTAGCAAGTCATAGTGAATATCCTATTGATGTATATTCCTGCTTATTGGTATGCTTCATCGAAGGATGTTCGATTGTCGGCAATATATTGAAACCAAAGGGGATCAATATAAATGTAATTGGAGCTTTGGGAGTCTTTGGAAAGAAGGTGTTCAAGGTTGATAAAGAAGATGTGAAGGAGATTATAGAAAAGGAGAAGTAAGTATGAATTTATACACTATTATTTATGTTCTTCCCTTTTTGCTTTTTATCATACTCTATGCATTTGCGGAGAATAAGCCCAAAAATGGCAAAAGGAGTGTAAAGAATCGCAGAAGCTTGAAGAAACGTAGTTAAAGCATGTTCATATCCTAGGATGTAATCTGAAGGAGATATAAGTAATTTAGACGATGTCACTAATATGGGAAGAATTAGTATAAAGGCTTCTAGTTTGTATCTTCTTTTTGATATAGAAGAACATAGACATAACCATATAAAAGAAAAGTAAATGGATAATATAGAAGAAGTTGCCGTAAATATGATTTGCAAATATACATCGAGAGATTTAAACTCTGGTATATATAAATACAAAATAGAAAAGCATAGTGGCAGTTGTATGCAAAATCCTGTAAATACATTCTTTTGTTCAGCGTTATAGCTTTTTATTAATTCTGAAATATCCATAGGTGTATCATTTTTTGCAAAAGTAATAAATTATAAAATAGAAAATGAATATGATAAATAAAATCAGCGCACTAGCCGGCAAGCTTCTATCCATGATAGGCATAGACGGCATGGTCCACATTATAGTATGCCAGAATTTGGTTATGTGGCTATCAAAATATATTCCGCTATGGTTAGCGGTCGCTATAACCGTTGCGATCTTTATTCTGAAGGAAATATACGACAAGTATTGTAAGAAAAGCGAGTTTTCCATCAAGGATATTATCTGTGATTGCGGAGGTTTGGCGTTGGGAGTATTAACATTAATTTTATAGGAGGAAACATATATGGCAGATGTGAAGAAATTGGCACCGTTTATTCTAAAATGGGAAGGCGGTTTCGTTAATGATCCGGATGATTTGGGAGGTGCTACTAATATGGGTGTAACAATCGCTACCTATGAGGCGTATTGTAGAAAGAAAGGCTATCCTAAACCGACTATAGAGAGACTAAAGAATCTTTCCAAGGAGGAATGGACAGAGATATTGAAAACTATGTACTGGGATAGATGGAAGGCAGACGAGATCAAGTCTCAGTCGGTCGCTAATATTTTAGTTGATTGGATATGGGCCTCCGGTATTCATGGTATCAAGATTCCGCAGGAATTGGTTGGTGTAATGCCGGACGGAATTGTCGGACCAAAAACTATAGCGGCAGTTAATTCTAAGAATCCACGCGAGTTATTCGATCGTATCAAGATTGCCCGCTTCGATTTTATAGAAGATATCTGCCGGAAGCGTCCCGCAAACAACAAGTTCAAACGCGGATGGTTGAACAGAGTTAACGATATCAAATTTGAATCATAATAAGAGGAGGAACAATCATGAAATCAACAGTTATAACCTTCACAAAGGGTGAGAAGAATTATGTAAGCGATGCCGTTCAGGTAAATTCTGCGGAAGTAGGATTGCAGATTACATTTGAAAAAGGCGGTAAACTTTGGGTGTATATAAGCTATGACGGGCAGAATTACTCTCCACTGCCGAGTAGAGGCTATACAAAAGTGTTTGCTTGTCCGGTTGTCGGTTGTATCCCCGGACAGTATCTTAAAATCGAATGTGAAACGGAACCGGTAAAGGCTTCTATCTTTGAATCGGAAGAATAATGGACGCAATAGGATTAAATCCAATTAAGCTTGATGCGATAGGGCTTGATCCTATTCGCATGAATGCGATACGCTTAGGAGTTCCGGGAGCTTCTTCCGGTTCCGCCCGTCCCTACATCGACCCCGACTTGCTCAAGCACGTCAAGATGGCCATCTCCACCTGGGGCAAGTCCAACGACGACCCCGACCGGGCAATCTTGAAGGACTTGTCCGGCAACGGGAACGACATGCGCCTGCTGAACTTCGGATTTGCAGAGGGCAGTGGATATGGGCTGTATGGAACTGATTTTACTACTTATCAAACTGTTCCTGCCTCTGTAGAAGTTGTTAGAACACATAATAAACTATCTGCTACAAATCATGGCATTATAGGTCATATGATTATCTATAAAACCATTGAAGATTCTTCTAGTTATCCGGATACTCCTGCTTTTAAAATAAAAGTTACTAATTTAACTAGCGAATTAAGATACTTTTATGTTAGTGAGACCAATACGGCTATCAGAACTTCAATTGCTATTACTTCTGATGGAGTGTATGATTTGCCTGAATCTAAGAATACATTATTTAATGGCACAGAACCTATTAATATTGGATTCTCAACATCCGCCGGCGGTTCTGTTACTATCGAGCAACTCCCCGACTTCGAAGGCTGGCTATGTACAGACGGAGTAGACGACATAATCGAGTCCGTCAAGCCCGTCTCTGAGATGTTGGAGGGTAGCAATGAGATTACGGTGGTGAGTATTATTCATCAGATATCAACTCCAAATACCAATAATTATACTAATGTAATTAGAACTAAAGCTGATTCTTATGGTGTTTCTATCGCAGTAGGGAAAGATGTAAGCAATGGTAAAACAGGAATATATGGATATACGGTAAAAGAAGGTAGTGCTACTATTATTAATTCAATATTAGGAGATAAAGCTGATTATACCCTTAGATACAACAATATTAATGCAAATATTGATTCTAAATTTTTTGTACAGGGTTGGTATCTTAATGGAAGTTACAGAGAATTATCTCAGATCGCTTACGCCGGAGGCTTCATCGCCAACAAAGTCCTGACCACCGACGAAATCAATCAGATCATCTCCTATTTCAACTTGGACCGTCCAGGACAGATCATCAAGCCTCAATTATACTACAACATCAAGAAGCAGGGCATCACTAACGAGAACCACGCAGAGTTCAACGATCAGTTGATTGACTTCATAAACGGTCACAACATTCAGTTGAACAATATTGGTTGGGAAGGGGAAAGTGGTATCAATAGCTATCCGGTTGTGTTTGGTGCTAATAAGACTTGGGAAGCTCAAGGGTCTAAAGATGGTGATAAATATTATATTTATACTAGTAGTGCTAATAAGTTTAATATTACACAAATTAAAATTAGTAGTTCTTTATTTTATAGTTATATAAAAAGGAATGGAGGATTGACTGTTTTTAACAAAGATATTCCATCTTTTAAAATTAAAGTAACTGGATTAGAATCTACTAATCTTCTCTTAAGATATAATTTTTTAAATTCTGCAAATGCAACAACAAAATCTATTAGTAATATTGTTTCTGATGGCGTTCATGAATTGCCTAAATCTTTTGCAAGTGATGGAAGTTTAACTGATGATAATTTTTGGATAGGTTTATCGTTCATTAAGAAATCAAGTGAGATTCCTGATGTAATAGGTAATGTAAATATTACTATCGAAGTCCTCCCCACCATCGAACACGCTCTCTGCCTAGACGGCATCAACGACTTCGGCAAGGTAACCGGTCTCCCTGTTTTGAAGGACTATACGGTAGCTGCTCTTCGTAAATGGTTATATGATGATTCTGTAACAAGTACTGAAACTGGCTCTATTGTTTCTAAATCTAAAGTTGGTAATGGCGGTGCTTTTATTTTAGAGCAGACGTTTAATCGAAATCCTTCTCGCTCTAGCGCCTTTTCTTTTGGCACAGTTAACTCGTTGATGAATAATGATAAGTTGAACGAAGAATCATTTACTTATCAAACTAAATATAGTTATAATGGTAATCCCATCCAAGCAGGTGCAGGCATTGACAGTGATTCTATGTGGCTGGGAACAATTAGAGATGGTGGTAGCAGATTCTCCAAACTCGCCCTTTGGTCACTCATGCTCTTCCCCTACAGTCTCTCCGAATTCTTGCTAGAGAGACAGTTGAGAAAGTACAAGGCAGGAACGCTTTATCCGGATATGATTGAGTTTAGACCGATTGTAAAGAGTAACATCCCTTACTCTTCAATCTCCTACTCAGTTAATCCAGGAGAATACATTGCCGAAGGTAGTAGAGTAACTATCACTATAACCTTGTCAAATGAAACAGATAAGCTGGTCGGTGTGTCATCCAATGCCATCAGCGACATATCCATCTCTGGAGACAATGGAACCTACGAGATAACCGGAAAGATCACCAAGTCTCCACAGAAGATCAACATAGTTATCTCCAGCTACTTGACAATGTTAGACAACGAGACTTTAATTTCAAATGAAACATTAATTAAAAACGAATAAGTTATGGAAAAGATATTTGATATAGCAAAAGACTCTGAAAAATCATGGGGTACTTTAGCAACTGCGATTGATGGGAACTTTGAGGAAGTATTTTCCAAAATTGGATACACACGAAGCAATACTGACGCAATACCTGCCAATGGCGAATATGTTAATCGGGATTTCACTCTTGCAGATGGAGAAGATGTCGGATTATATGTAGATGCTGATGCTATTTTCCAGCCGGGTTGTATGCTGACATTCTATATTTATAAGAATGACGGTATGCGGATAAGCAGAACTATCAAGAATAAGACTACTTACGATAGTCTGCGTACTCTATTCTCCTATACAAGTGGAGATATTACTGGCTATGCATATTATATTACAGGTCATAATGCCGGAAATGTTATCACCTCATTCAAGTATTATGGGGTTGAAGACGATGTAGAAACACTTTCAACGTCTATTCCCGAGATAAACGAAAGTATTAAATGCGTTTCTGACAATCTTGCGTACACGCAAAAAATAGCAGGAGGGAGAACTACGATAAATATAGCACTAACTGCGGGTTTATCTGTAGAACCAGATGTAAAGTTCCCGTGCATAATTAAAAAGGATTCTCAGGTGACATTTAATGTTGTGGATGCAGATGGAATAATAAATTCGAATCCTAGTGTGTACTTATGGTATACAGATGAGACAAGGAGCCCCGCATTAAATGTAAATACATTGATAGATATTACTTCCGATGTTGAAGCTATAGCGATTTACTTAACAGGATCATCGGTGCTTATGTCTGGAACAATCAAGTTATATGCAGATTTCTCAAACTTAATTATTAAAGAGGCAAAAGATTATGCTGATGGTAAGGATAAATTGTTTGAACTGGTTGGAATTGGTGCTTCATCTGCCATTTATAGCGATTGGAAAATCGGTGATTTATATTATTCAACCTCCAGAAATAAGATATATAGATGTTGCTCCATAGCCCCATTTGATACAGAAGAAACTAATATCTTGGATAGAGGTGTATTGTATAAATATAATGGAATTATTTACATTTATGATGGTATATCTTTAACTAAATACCACGATAAGGATATTGAAGATGGCGTAATACTTGATTATAACGAGTATCTTGTCGGAGAGGATGTAAATAACGATAATACAGGAGGAGATAAAGCAACTTATATCTATAAGGATATCGCCCGATTCGGGGTTGCGGCTGATGAACAGGTTGAAATTTCTTGTGATAACATAAAAGATGCTATTTCTGCTAGATCAATACAAATTTATGGTTTTACGAAAAACGGTGAAAAAATTGAGATTAAGTCAATGGGTGCGGGTAAAATAGTTTTTTTGCCTTCTTTGTTATATGAAGCTTTGTCTGTAAGGTTGTACCCGACAACAAGCGGTATGAGTGCATTATATGCTACTTATACAGGTCTTAAGATACGAAAAACTAGAAGCGAACCTGTACCTGCATATTATTTGAAGGATAATTACCTTAAGGATAAGCTATCAACGATAAGAGGTAAGATGGCGGATGCGCAAGGCAATTACGATGCATTTGTATTCATCACGGACATCCATTGGCTCCGCAATACTAAAAACTCCCCCGCGCTCATTAATTACATTTCAAGCAGAGTTCCGTTGCCAAGAGTTATAATGGGAGGAGATTATGCAGACGGATTGAACATAGACTGTAACTTGGCGTTTAATTCTTTAAGCAATAAGATATATCGCGCCATCGGCAATCACGAATATATGAATTATTTTGAAGAAGATGGGGTGCAGGTAAAAACCAATATCACGGACGCAGAAATATGGTCATCATTACAAAGTGGCATGACAGACTGTGTTATAGGCGATGCAAATACAAATTACTATTATGTAGATAACACTGTCCAGAAAATGAGGTATGTGTTCCTTTCGGTGTTTACTGATGATTCGGCAGGTAAATTTGAGGAAACGCAGGCTACTTGGTTAAACAATACCCTAGCGAATATGCCAGACGGTTATCTTGCAGTTGTTGTTGCTCATTATTATATGTCTGATGATTATCCGACATCTTGGACTCCTACATTAACATCTATTGGTCAGCAGATAGCTAATATATGTGATTCGCATAGTGGAAATGTTGCGTGTATGTTGCAGGGGCATACGCATATGGACTTAATGAAAAAGACAGATGGTGGTATACCAATATTCTCTACAACTTGCGACAAGGCTAATGCGGATAGTGATGAGATTGGTGAAAGGGCTTCTTATATTTATGGTAAGCGAACTAATGGAACAATAAATGAACAGGCATTCGATGTGGTCATTATCAATAAAAACGCAAAAAAAGTCAGCCTTGTCAGGATTGGTGCGCCTGCTGACAATGGGGGAGGAGCTGAACTTGAAGTAAGAGAGCAAACTTATGCATAACTCACTGAATTTTATATCCCAATAGATATTATATAGTTGGTTAAATAGTAAAGTTTATGAAATACACAGTATTCCCAACAATTGACTTGCAAGAGGTCCCTCAGGATGAGATAGACAAGCGTAACCTTGTTCCTCGCAAGAGTGTAAATGAAAGTGAAACTTTGATGAAATGTCAGCACTATGCTGAGTTATTTCCTCATAAGATGATTAAGACTATTGCTGATGACGGATCGGAAGAGCTATCTTTTCCTTATCCTGTCTACGAAGGTGATGATCTGAATGTTTTGTTGTCGGGTCCGGCTTGGGCAAGTAAGGAGACACTATGAAATCTCTCCCTTGGATATTAGTCTGCCTGCTTATAGGTTTGGTCGTGTGGATGCGTTGTAATCCGCACGATCCATCAACGGTGTACATTAAGGGAGATACTGTACGTATTCGGGATACAATAAGAGATACCATTCCCAGACCGGTAAAGGAAACCTTAAAGCGTACCGATACGGTATATTTACCGATCCTGATAGATACCACTACCGATAGGACCGTAGAAGGTGATTCGGCTCCGGTACTTATACCGATAACAAGCAAAGAGTATAAGACTGATAATTACCGGGCAGTGGTTAGCGGTTATAAGCCCAGCCTTGACTTTATGGAAGTCTACAGGGAAAAGGAAATCATTACTCTAAAACCAAAACGCTGGGGGCTTGGCCTGCAAGTAGGCTACGGTTATCCAGGTGGATTGTATGTTGGTGGTGGAGTTAGTTATAACTTATTTATGTGGTAATACCGGCACTATCTTCACAGACCGTTTCCGGTATGAAAAGTTTAAGCTTTATTGATATAACAATTGACTGCGGAAAATGTTTAAGAAAGGAGGACAAAATGAGACATTAATTGATTATTCAGGATCAATTCGAGGAACATCTCGGAATGATTATTAAGCACTAAGTTACCGGTAAAGTAGAAGGCCGGTTATCATAACAAATGTAACTCTTTTGGGGGATAGAGTAAAAAAGAACCCCCAACACTGAAAGTTGACGCCAATCGAACTTTTTAGCATACCAAAAGCATACATAGGTAGTGTCGGGGGTATAATATCCTTAACATTCCTATATATGCTTTTGTTTATTTGGTACTGAGTACGATTGGCAAAGGCAAAAGTACAACAAAAAATTAAATTACTATGTGTAAGTCAGAGATTTTTGCCGAGATTCTAAATATTGTTGGGAAAGAAACTGAAGTTTCTACTGAATTGATCCTTTCATCAAGTAAAGTTACTGAAGTTGTTGACGCCCGTTCTATTGTAGTATTCTTCCTCACTGAATACGGGCTATATCCTGAACAAATAGCGACTTTGCTTCACAAGACATCCGCTAGTATCCGTTATCTTATATCTACTTTTGAAAGCCGTAAACTGGCAAACAAAATGATTGCAATATATCTGCAAAATATTCGCAAATCGCTTGAAAATGAGCTCTGATTTACCGTATTTCTATTATATACTTTTGTGATGCGGTTAATATTGACCGTGTTATAATTGTATATCAATATGAGTGAAACAAAGACTTACGTTTTCCCGGAGTCAGGCGGGAACGGTGGCGGTAGTGGAATGATGGCCATGCTGGCTCCTCTATTGCAGCAGAAAGGAATTGATCCGAACTTGTTGGTAGCTATGAATGGCAAGAACAACAATAGCGGCTTCGGTGGGGAAGGATCATGGTTTATATGGGTGATTTTTTTGTTTTTCCTTATGGGATGGGGAAACAATGGAAATGGATGGGGAAACAATGGCGGCGGCAACAACGCAGGCGGAATCCCTAATCTTATCAACAACGATGCAGGAAGGGAGTTGCTTATGAGTGCTATCCAGGGAAATGGTCAGGCTATCAATACGCTGGCTACCAATTTGAATTGCTCTGTAGGGCAAATTCAACAGTCTATCAACAGCGTCATGACGCAGATTCAGGGAGTAGGCAACCAAATCGGGATGTCTTCACAGCAGATTATCAACTCCGTGCAAGCTGGTAACTGTCAAATAGCACAAGCAATCGCAGACTGTTGCTGCAAGACGCAGAATGCTATTACTACGCAAGGCTATGAAAGTCAGTTGGCTATCTGCAACCAGACTAATACCTTGGTGAACACGGCCAACCAGAACACCCTGTCATTACGTGACGGAGCAACCGCAAATACAAATGCTATTTTGGGGAAACTGGATGCAATGCAGAATCAGGCCTTACTGGACAAGATCGATGCGCTTCGTGAGGCTAAATCAGCTTTGCAAACTCAGTTATCACAGGAACATCAAACATCGACATTCGGGCAAATGATTGGTCAGGCAACAGCTCCTCTGGGTGCTGCTTTAGGTGATCTCAGTTCGCGCCTGGCAAAAATCGAGTGTAAACAACCAGAGACTGTTACTGTTCCTTACAGTCCTATTGCGGCAGTTCCCAACTGTGTAGCATACCAATACGGCTTGTATGGTGGTTTCAATCCTTACGCTGCCGGTAATGGCTTTTGGGGTTAATAGAGGAAGGAGGCTATTATGGCAGTATATCCTTTCCAATTTGTAAACCGTAGGGGTTCTGCGGCTATATCAACCTCGGGAGTAACGGTCAATACTGCTAATGTGGTGTTTTCCTTTCCCAACCACGCCTTTGTTAACGCATGGTATAGAGGGACAATATACATCGACATTGCCCAAGCGGTACCTACCGGAACAACCGGCACGCTTCCTGTTCTGTTTGAGACCAATGGAGCTACCCAGGCGGTCACTAAATATAATGGAGAAGCTCTGACTGCGGCAGACATTCCCGGTACTGGTGTGTATGAGTTCTGGTTTGACCGTGCTACCAACACGTTGCAGATTATGACCGGAGTAGTTTAAAAACAACAATGGGCGGGAGCAATCCCGCTCCTTAAAGAGTTAATTAATTATGCCTTTTCAGAATTTAAGAACAAACAGCGAGTTCTTTGTCCTTCATAGGGACGGTACTCCATATATAGAAGTAGGATCTGTAGCCGGGGTTTCCAATCCTGTGCCGGAGTTTATGCAACAACCTCTTCCCTATGGGCAGCCCCCGAGAATGGTGGTTGATATAACAATCAAGGTCGGGGAGCAGACGGTGACTTTCCAAAAGATACCGGCAATGTCTGACATTGCTGATGCAAACTTTCCCGGAGGTGGGAATATGGTAATATCCGGCTCAAGGGAATCGATGAATGCGGAAGTTGCCGCCATGCGCAACCGCTCTTCGGAGATATTGGGCAGTGTTGATCATCATCGTTCCGTCATAGAGTCATGCGACAAGATGCTTCAGGTCCTTAATCCTGAATTTGCAGAACGCCAGCGTCAGGAAGCGGAAAATAAAGCGCTTCGGCAAGAACTTAGCGAATTGAAGGCTATGATGGCTGATTTCTTCAAGTCTTCTGAAAAGACATCTGGTAGTAACAATTCTAAAAAACAATAGTATGATGATGATTGAGATTTCCGAGAGCAAGGTCGAGAAAATGTCCGACTACGCTGAAAAGATGCTTAAATACGGTGGTAAGCTGATGCAATGCATCGAAGAATTATCCGGTGGTGAAAGCATGGGAAGACGTGAACGTTATTATGACGATGACGACGACCGCTATGACGAGATGGGTGAACGTGGTGATTATGGTGGCGGTTCCGGTCGTGGCGGCTATGGCGAAAGACGCGGCGTACGTGGTACAGGACGCTATTCCCGTTATCGTTAATGTTTAATTAGGGGGTGGATCATTTCTACTCCCTATAACTTTATTGAATCATGAGGAGAGAACCTTTGGATATAAGAGATAGAAGACCGGAAGAAATGGAAGCTTACTTGTCTAACTTCGGTTGGCATTTCAATAAGAAAATGTGCGAGTTTGCAGTGTCGCTCATGAAAAAGCTTAATCCTTCTACCGGTAAAAAAGAGCGGATTGAACCGATATCGAAAGAGAAAGTAGATGAGTTGCTTACCCGCTATGGCATAAAGCTTGAAAATAATGCGCTATATGATTATGTTTATGTAGCCAACATGGGTAAGGCAGATTATCTGAAGTCATCTATTCCCGACGAAGCGCATTTGGCTCTTTATATAAAGGATACAATTGATGACCCTGATGCTCCTGACGGGACAACAATGAGAAGATGGTATGCGACAATGATTGCTGCCGGAGAACCTATTGAGTGGGACGAAGTGCTTTGAGGAATGATACGACAACGGTTTGCATTACCCAAGTATGAATGGAGCTGCATGGTATATTATGCAGTAGATACATATTATACAGAGGAAATACTGGATAATATGCATTCCATCGGCTGCGACGGTGATATGCTTCGTACTGCGTATGAGAATATTAGCTCCGGCAATTTGAATACCGGAGTTACTTATTCCAACTTCGGCACCCGGGAAACAGTAATGGTCATTGCCCTTACTTCGTCCCCAAAGGAATTTGCCAAGTCCTGGCGGCATGAATGCGGGCACATGGCTACTCATATTTGCCAGGCGTTCGGCATTGATCCATATGGAGAAGAAATTCAGTATATTGGTGATGATATCATTGAAAAGACATGGGAATACGTGAAGTCATTACTGTGTGAGTGTAATTGCTGTAAAAGTAAAGTTGAACATTTGATAAATAAATAATTATGAATTCAAAATTAGATTTAAGATTGGAATCTGCTAAGTTGGCAGTTATGGTAGATGGGATTACTCCTGAAAATGTTATATCCTTATCTAAGGAAATTGAAAAATACGTGATGGGGGAAGCTGATCTGCCTGAAGCTTATGATCCAAGCGAAATGTTGAAAAATAGCATGGAAATGTTGAACAAACGATTTACTGAGGACTATGATAAAAACAAAGAACTGCAAGCAAAAGCGGATGAAGTTTCTACAAGAACCGGTGGGGACGCATAATGATTTTCCTTGGTTTCCTGTTATGATATTAATGTTTATGATAAGATAATGAAAAAACAACAAATTAATAAAGCGTTAAAGAGTGATACTCCTATTAATAGTTTGTATTCTCTTATCCCTAACAACAAGATGCAGGCTTTCAAAAAGTTTGCCTCCCGATTTGGATTTACTGAAGAACGAATAAAAATAGTGCTCGAAAATGAGAAACGATAAGCTGGACATATTGCTTGAACAGGCCGACGACCGGTATCACTCGGATTTCTGCCGGCTCCTGCTTGTGATGCTATGGAACGCCTAGAAAGGTGGTTGTATTGGCTGATTCCTCTTGCAATTATTGCAAGGGTTATATCTTTGTGTGTATAATTGATATTGTAACTTGATGAGTGTAAAACATATAAAATAATCTATTTTTTATTGCAATTTATCTTCTACCTTTTGCAGATACAAATTAAATTCATACATTTGCAGCACATGATTATGCCTTTGGCTTACGTTTGTCCCCCTCTTGATAATGGGCATGCCTAACCAAAGGCCATTTTTTTATTTTATGAAAACGCGTCCAAATACATCGTACACAGAAACCCCTATAAGAGTTGCCATATTAATTGATGGTGGGTATTTTATAAAACGCTATAATGCAATGTATAATAAGTCCGGCAAAAAGACAGCATTAACTATTGCCAATGATTTATATACTATATCCCATTCTCATGTAGGGAAAAATAATTATTTATATCGCATTTTTTATTATGATTGTGTACCATTCGCCAAAAAGATACATAATCCTGTCTCTAATAAATGTATAGACTTTTCTAAAACAGAAGAGGCTATCCGCAGAAGTGAGTTAATAAACGAACTTAAGAAAAAGAGAAAAGTCGCTCTGCGTCTAGGTAATATTAAGGAAAGCAAAAGATGGCTTTTCTATGATAACACAATGAGAAAATTATTAAAGAAAGAGATTTCTCTTGATGACATTAATGCGGATGACGTATATTATGAATTGCGTCAAAAGGGGATTGATATGAAAATTGGTGTTGACATCGCTTCTTTATCTTTAAAAGGTTTTGTAGATAAAATCGTTCTTATTTCTGGAGATTCAGATTTTGTCCCTGCTGCAAAATTGGCTAGACGTGAAGGGATTGATTTTGTTCTTGATCCTATGCATTGCGAACATATCGAAAATGATCTATATGAACATATTGATGGATTAAAAAGTATACCTTTATATCATCAGAAAGATGCAAAGAAAAAATAGCTCCTTTCCATTTATAACGCCTCTTTTAAAATGGAATTGCCCGGCATATGACATGCCGGATTTTTTATTCTCAAATGTTAAAATATGCAGTAAATCACAATATTTTTCTTTTTTTATTTGGAGCGTATCACATTAATTATTATCTTTGTCACATCAATAAGAGATAAAGTAATAACAATATAAAAAACAAAGATTATGAAGACGTTTGAATTTAACAACGAGGCAATTACTATCGAGAAAACAGGTTACGGACAGTATGTATTAAGCGGTTTGGGTATCTCAGTGCATTGTACGGACTCTGAGATCTGGGATTGGTGTGATGACGATGAAAACGAAGATAAGCATTTGGCGGCCAAAGAGTCTGCGTACAGACTGCTTGTAAATTCTTTGTAAAACAAAAAAATAAACAACATGGAAAAAGTGAGTAAAAAAAGAGGAAAGATTATCACAGACCGAGAAGAACTGCTTGTTTGTCAGCAATATAAGGATGGCTGGACACTTAGAAAGATAGCGACGTATGCTAACATCTCCCAGACAACCGTGATGGCGATCTTAAGGAGAAGGGAGATCCCTCTCCGGAACGGAAAACAGATCACTGAAGAGCAGGAAAAACAGGTGATAGATCTGTATCTGTCAGGAGGAAAGATTAAAGAGATAATGTCAAAAACCGGCGTAAAGTCTGAACAGACGATTTACCGGATCATCAACAATTCTGGAGTAGATAAGAGGAGGTAACAATTACTCCTTTAATCGTTAAAAGATGTAGTAAATCACAATATTTCCTCTGTTTTATTTGGAGCATATCAAATTAATTATTATCTTTGTTACATCAAATAAGAGATAAAGTATTAACAACTAAAAAAAATAAAGATATGAAGACAACGATAGAAAAAAAAGTAGAAGGCTTTGAGAATGCGATCATCAGTGAGAATGAAGAAAGCTGGTTTGTTGACCTCCGTACAGGTTTGGGAGAGGCCGAGTATTCTAAATGTGACTTTACATTAGACCAAGCTATTGAAGATCAAATTAATTGGAAAATGGAATGATATATACTGTACGCTAACCAGTTTTATGTAAGAGGCGGCCTATAATTATTAGGCTGCCTCTATTTTTTTTATTTCTAAGTCTCATTTAAATTTTGTTTAAAGATGGTAAAGTGCACATTTTGTTTTGTGTTAACAAATCTGAATTTGGAACAAAATGTTTTGTGAAAAGGGAACAATTTGTTTTGCCGTTTATAAATAGGTCTACTAATAATGAAATAGTCCCTGTTTTAGTACTCTCTTTTTGTAAATATCTTATTTTCAATGTGGTATGTAGTGGGTACGAGAATCGAACTCGTATTACATGCGTGAGAGGCATGTGTCCTAA